TTACCTAAAGGTGATAAAGGAGAACAGGGCGAGCAAGGTGTACAAGGTATACAAGGTGTCAAGGGTGACACAGGCGAGCCATTTACTATAAAAAAGACTTATTCAAGTGTTGCCGAGATGAACACCAATTTTTACAATATGCAGTATGGTGATTATGTCATGATAGCGTCTAGTGTGGAAGTAGAAGATAACGCAAAACTTTATACACGAGGACAAAACCAATGGATATATATTACTGACTTTTCTGGAGCAACTGGTATTAAAGGTGAAAAAGGTGACAAAGGTGAACAAGGTGTACAGGGAATACAGGGTATTCAAGGTATACAGGGCGAAACTGGAGAAAAAGGCGACACAGGTAACGGAATACTATCTATTCAAAAAACAGCCACAGCAGGTCTTGTAGACACTTATATGATAACATTTACTGACGGAACTACAACTACATTTGATGTAACGAACGGAGAAGATGGAGAAGTTACGCAGGCACAGTTAGATGAAAGCCAAGCTAAACAAGACACAAAAATAGATTGGCTACAAACTCTAGTTAATCAAATGCCTACTGTTAGTGGAACTGGTACTAATTTGTCATTGCAAGATGTATTAAATTACAGGTTAATGAAGTTCTTACCACAGGGGGTTAGCAGTCAAGACGGAGAGCCTACACCAACCACACCTGTTCCAGTAAATAGTGTTACTGGGGAAAACAGTGTTGTGTTGCAGAGTGCAAACTTATTTGACAAAAATAGTTCTAATTGGTTTCAAACATATATTGGACAAACCTCTCACGCAATCTCTACAAATACAAGTAGTACAAATTTTAAAACAATATATATCAAATGCTTACCTAACACAAATTACTATATCAAAAAATTTGTTGGAACTGGAATTTTAATAATGGGAACAACTGAATTGAAACCAACTTTGGGTATGGCATTAAACGATTATACCTTAGCAACCGCTCCAAATAGTACTTTTTTAACGGGAGAAAATGCAAATTATTTAGTTGTTCAAATATCAAACAATACCGATATAAATAACGGTTATACAGTCGAGGAAATAACAAATAATTTATCCATTACTAAAGGCTCAACAGCACCAACTATTTATGTAGAACATGAAAAACAGAACTATCAATTATCACTAGGCAGTATAGAACTAAACTCATCACCAGACGGAACTATTAGAGATGGAATAGTAGGTAGTAGTGATGTTAGTTATAATTTGTTTGATGGGATATATTATAATACATATACTGGTGGAAGTAGTCCATATCCTTATGCAAATAATTCAAATACAAGAAGTGGGATTATAAGAGTAAAACCAAATACAACATATACTATCACAAAAGAACTTTCTAGCAGGTTTAGGATGTCGGAGTATGCAGAATATCCTGTTGCGAATACAAGTAATGCAATATCTTATATTTTTCCAACAAATGGAGATAATTTAACAAGTTATACTCTAACAACATCAAATACTACAAATTATCTTGTTATTCAGGTAAGTAATACAGGTGAAGAAAATGTAAAAATGCAATTAACTGAAGGCTCAGAAGTAAAACCATACTTCCCATATGGACAAGTTGGTATGTGGTATAAACGTGAATATATTGGTAAGGTTGTTTTGAATGGTAGTGAAAGCTTAAAAATTGCAGATAACGTATTATATTTTAATGTATCCCCATACTTTAAAATAATAAATCCTGATAATAATAATGCTTTTTGTAATTATTTTATTTACGGAGGAACAGCTTATAATACTTCTAATGCATATGGCAAAGGAAACAATCGTTTTACAATGAATAGAGATGGTAGCAGAATTTATATAAGGAATGATGAATTGCTTGATTTAGATAGTTGGAAAGCTTGGTTAAATACACATAACACAGAATTTTGTTATGCTTTAGAAACACCAACCGACATCCCAATAACCGATACTACACTAATCTCACAATTAAACGACATCTACAACAACGCACATTCATACAACGGTGTAACAAACATAACAACAACATACGAAGATGGAAACGAGCAGATGTATTTAGATGTAGAGGCTTTAGCAAAAGGTGGAAGTACAACAGCAGAAACAGACCCTATATTCTCAGCTAGTGCTTCTTCAGGAATAACCTCTAGTGATATTACAAACTGGAACGGTAAAGCTAGCACAACTTATGTTGACACAGCAATAGCAAACGCAATTACAAATACGTTAGGAGGGAGCTATTGATGGCTAGGACAACTAATTTAACTGACTTCTTAACAGATGTGGCTGACGCTATAAGGACAAAAAAAGGAACAAGTGAAACAATACAAGCTAGTGATTTTGATACAGAAATAGAAAATCTACCAAGTGGTGGTGGAGGTCTTGACTGGAGTGCAATAGGATATAATGGTACACCTCAAGTAATAAAAGACGGTTATGATTATGCAGTAGAAATTAAAAACAATTGGGTACCAAATAGTGACTTGAGTAATAAATTTTATAATGATCTTAACTTGAAAATAATGCCTTTAGTTGATACTTCAATTGCAACAGATATGTATGGGATGTTCATGAATAGCGGTATATCAACAATTCCATTATTAGATACAAGCAATGTAACAAATATGACCAATATGTTCGCTAATGTGTCAAGTTTAACAACAATTCCATTATTAAATACTTCCAAAGTTACAAATATGAACAGTATGTTTTATAATAGTAATATATCAACAATTCCATTATTAGATACAAGCAGTGTAACAAATATGAGTTATATGTTTTATTATAGTGGTATATCAACAATTCCATTATTAGATACAAGCAGTGTAACAAATATGAGTTATATGTTTCATAATAGTGGTATATCAACAATTCCTTTATTAAATACTTCCAAAGTTACAAATATGAGTTATATGTTCGCTGATGTGTCAAGTTTAACAACAATTCCATTATTAGATACAAGCAGTGTAACAAATATGAGTAGTATGTTTTCTAATGTTGGCAGTTTAACGGACGAAAGTTTAGACAATATTTTACAAATGTGTATAAATGCGACTTCTTATAAAGGAAAGAAAACACTTTATCAATTAGGCTTAAGACGTACTTATTACCCAGCCTCAAAAATACAAGCACTACCACATTACCAGGACTTCCTAGATGCAGGTTGGACGATAGGATATTAGGGGGTGATAAAATGAAACAAGATATAACAGTAACCCTATCTTTTATCTTTTCTGTCATCTCTACAATAGGCTTAATAGTAAATTTATTTTTAACAATAAGAAGAGACAATAAAAGTCAGCAAAAAGATGATTCAGAAATAAACACAGGTATTATTAAAGCAAATATGAAACTAGACCAAGTATGCACAACAACATTAGATATAAATAAGCAACTTGATAAACTCAATGATCGAGTAAATGAAATGGCTCTCAAACAAGAGAACCATGAAACAAGATTAAGAATGTTGGAGGAGAAATAATATGAAATTTAAAAAAATATGGAACAATAGAAAGTTTAGAACTTTCTTACAAACTTTAATTTCAACTATTGCAAGTTACTTCATGGCTACTAATATATTTGAAATAGATAGCAAGGCAATAATAAGCTTATTAATCACAGCAATAGCAACTGGCTTAAGTGCTGTAATGCCTTTAATTGATGAGGAGGAATAACATGAGTAAAAAAGGAATTGATGTTAGTTCCCACAATGGAACTATAAACTGGGGAGCTGTTAAAAGTGATGGTGTAGAGTTTGCTATACTTCGTGTGGGTTATGGTATGTATGACTACCAAAAAGATAAGCAATTTGAGAATTACTATGCAGGTGCTACGTCAGTTGGTATTCCTGTTGGTGCTTATCTTTACAGCTATGCTAAAAGCGTGGCAGAAGCTGAAAGAGAGGCAGACTGTGCTATCAAATGGTTAGGTGGTAGAAAATTAAACTTGCCTGTGTACTTCGATATAGAAGATCCTAGTCAACAAAAATTAGGACGTGAAACACTAGACGCTATGTGTAGAGCTTTCTGTAATAAGATAGAAAAAGCTGGTTATAGTGCTGGTATTTATGCTAGTAAATATTGGTCTACAAATGTTATAAGTGGAGCAGAACTAGGAAGAAGGTACACTTACTGGGTAGCTCAATATAATAATGTTTGTACTTATACAGGACCTTATGCAATATGGCAAAACTCATCAAGTGGAAGGGTAAATGGTATAAAAGGTAATGTTGATATGGATGTAATGGTGCAAGATATTATAAATGGAAGTTCCACACCACAGCCAAGTCCAAAACCTCAACCAAGTGGAGTAACAGGAAACATTACTTATAAAGTATATGATAATGCTAAAAGATGTTATCTACCGTCAGTTGTAAACGCTGATGGATATGCAGGTAATTGTGGCAATACTATTGGTGGTATAAAAGCAAAATGCAAAAATGGAAATATCTATATTCAATCACATATTATAGGTAAACCTCGAAGTCAATGGGAAGATACAGTCACATTAAATGCTGGTAACTATGATTCATCATCACCAAATGCTTATAGTGGTATCTTAGGAAAAAGTATTGACTGCGTTAAAATTTGGAGTGACTATGGACACGTTACATACAGAGTTAGTCCAGTAAATGGTAATTACTATGCATGGGTAGACAGTAGAAATAGAGATAATGGCACATCAGAATCTTACGCAGGTTCTTATGGTAAAGCAATAGATCGTATTCAAATGAAATAAAAGTAAAGGCAAATAAGTCTTTACTTTTTTATGTAAAATAGTACAATTTAGAAATACTATGCTATTATATTGTTGAAAGGAGGGGTTATATGTTTTATTGTGATGATTGTAAACATGAATTTAATGAGCCAAAAGTTATAGAGACTACTTATGAGGAGTATTATGGGGTTAGTGACAAATTTATTGATAATCACAAAATGTCTTTAGAAAAATGTCCTCATTGTGATAGTGACAATATTGAAGAAATGAAAGAATGTGATAGATGTGGAGAGTTCTTTAGAGAAGATGATCTAACAGACACTGAAGGACTAGTTGGTGGAGGTATTGGTGATTTGTGCTTTGATTGTATGAGAGATTGTGAGGTGTATTTATGATAGCTATATATTTGTTATTTGCAGGTTCTTTAGGATACACTATATTTAGGTATAGTGCTAAAAGAAAGATAAAAAGGGATACAGATAAATTAATTGATGAGATAGATGAAATATGTGAAGAAATGAAAGAAAGTCTAAAAAACAGCAATCCAGTGGATATAATTAAACAAAATCAAGTTGAGCTTGCTAGAGAGCTTAATGAGGAAAGACAAAATACTTTATAAAATTATTTAAAAATGCTATAATAAAAGAGTGATATAGAAAATAAGAAATGGGGGAGTAAATATGCAAGACCATAATAAAGCTAAGTCAGTTCCTCTTCTCATATATGAAAATGAGATGAGGCATAAAACAAATATCATAAAAGGTTTGTTTATTATGCTTGGTTTATCTTTTATAGTTCTTGGAATAACAATATATCTATTTATGTCCTTTATTAGTAGTTATGACTTTACCAGCTACACACAAGATGGTAATGGTATAAATAACTTAAATAATGGAACACAGGGTGATGTTATAAATGAGTCAGATATTAAGACTGAGAAGTAGAAAAGACGGTAATGCAAGAGGTGTTGCAATTAAGAAAAATAACAACACAAGAAACCGTAGAACATTACAAGATTTGTTTCAGTTTGCATACAATGAACATTTAAAAAAGGCACAAAATGTCAAGAGCACGAATCAAGTTGCCTGAGCATTTATTAGAGCTTCCTAGAAGTAAATGGGAGCAACTAATAAACGAATATATTAAGGATGAGGATGATAGATATATAGCAACAAGATACTATTTAGATGGTGTGTGTCTTATTGATATTGCAGAAGAACTAGTTGGAGAGAACGATAACCCCAAATCTCTTAGCTATATGAAACGTCACAAAGCCAAAATATTAAAAACTATAGCAAAGCACATAAATGAGCTCTAATGGGACTCTAGTGGAAACACTAGGGTCTTTTTATTATGCAATAATGTATTTGAAAGGAGGAAATATTCAATTAGGTTAAAAACTTTTTGTAATATTTTCTTCTTTTCTTATGTAAAGGATGTGATTAAATGGCTAAAAAGAAGAAAGAGGAGCCTGTTAAAGATGAGCTCTTTGATGATTTATGGGTGTTACTTCTTTTAGAACTTCTAACTATGGAACCTAGAAAACCAGAAAAGGTAATAAATATTTATATGGGAGATGAATAATATGTATGGAACCAACCCTTATATGATGAGCTACAACCCACAATCAACTGTTGACAAAATAAATGCTCAAATAAATGAGTTAGAAAGACTAAAATCACAAATACCACAAAATAATCAGCCACAGCAACCTACTAATTTAACGCAGAACTTCCAACTTGCACCACAAAACCATGATGTGATTAAGTATGCAAGTTCTATGGAAGAAGTACAGCGAGATATGGTAATTGGTGATACACCTTATTTTAGTAAAGATATGTCAGTTGTGTGGATTAAAAATACAAAAGGTGAGATTAAAACATATGAGTTAAATGAGATTATACCTAAAGATGAAAAAGATTTACAAATAGAACTTTTAACAACACAAATTCAGGAATTGAAAGGAATGATTGCAAATGAAAGGACTAATGCAAATGATGCTACAACAGAAATTCCAACAAATACCACAGCAAGTAATGGAACAACTAGAAAATCGGTTAAAGATGTTGAGTCCTCAGGCATTTCAGGAGTACCAGCAAGCAAAAAAGGAGAATAATCCTGAAGAGTTACTAAATAAAGTTGTAGGTGGATTCAACCCTCAGCAAAAACAACAATGGGATAGTATGATGGGTGGACTACAACCACAAAATAACAACAATATCAACACTGAAAAGTGATTGATATAGATATTTTATAAATAGGAAGGTGGTGAGAATGAATGAATGGAAATAGTGGAATCACTCCTACTGTTGAGCTCGCTACAACAAATGGTGCTTACCCTTATCCAGTTATGTATGGTAATGGTGGATATGGTAACAATGGATTCTTAGGTGGTGAAGGAATCTGGGCAATTTTACTTTTCGCCATGATCTTCGGAAACGGAGGCTGGGGAAATGGTGGCTTTGGTTTTGGAGGTAATGCTTTTGACAATGGATATGCTTGGCTTTCTAATGGTCAAAAAGAAATTATGCAAAATACCAACAATGGATTTGATACATTACACTTAAGTAATCAATTAGATACTGTAAATAGTGGTATCTATTCATTAAGTAACCAACTTTGTAATTCGACAAGTGACGTAACAGCAGCTATTACAGGAGGATTTGCAAATGCTGAAATAGCTAATAATTCAAGACAAATTGCTAATATGCAACAAGCTTTTGCTTCTCAAACAGCTATTACAGGAGGTTTAACAAATTTATCAAGCCAGTTAGCAGACTGTTGTTGTGAAAATAGGCTTGCCTCTTGTCAAACTCAAAACATGGTTCAAAATGAAGGCAATGCTACAAGATTTGCTGACGCTAATAATACAAGAGATATTATTACAAACGCAACATCAAATACACAAGCTATATTAGATAAACTTTGTCAGTTAGAGTTAGATGGTGTTAAGGCTCAATTAGAAGCTAAAAACGATAAAATCTCAGATTTACAAAGAGAAATATCTATGGCAGACTTAAGAGCCAGTCAGACAGCTCAAAATGCGTTTATCTCACAAGGTTTTGCTAATGAAGTTGACGCACTTTATAACAGACTTTCAAACTGCCCTGTACCAAGTACACCAGTTTATGGTAGAACACCAATATTTACATGTCCACAAAATAATGGATGTGGATGTGGTTTTAATACCACAAGTCAATTTATATAGCATGAGTTGAATACAACTAACTCGAATACGAGAGCTTGCTAATTTAATGCTATTTAATAGTGTTTAACGGAAGAATAGGCAAGTGCCTGTTCTTTTTATTTAAGACGCATATATACATTCTATTGTGTATTAAGACGCAAATTTTAATAAAAATGCACATTATTTACGAAAAATTGTGCAAAATTCAGAAAGGAGATACGAAAATGATAGAAACAATTATAAATGAGCCTCTTGCTTTACCAAGTAATGCTAGCCCTGTAACTTTTGATGAAACTGATATTAGAACGAGATGTGCTTCTTGTTTAAATGGTGGTTGGCTAGATTATTCAAACGGTAATCCTAATTTTAAAATATTTGGAAATGGTTACACAGGTTATTATGATGTAGAATTTAGTGCCTCAGTAAGTACAGCAGATGCTGGAGTTGTGGCAATCGGTTTATTCCAAGATGGAGTATTGATTCCTGACACAGTTAGAGCTGTGACAATTGCAGCAGCTAATGATTATGAAACTATTTCATTTGATAAAAAATTAAGAGTTTGCCCTAGAGGAACTACAAATTTATCAGTGCAAAGTGTTAGCTCAATTCCTACCCCTACTGATCCTACAACACCAATATCAACTACACAAGCAATTATAACTAACGCCACATTTAGTATATCAAGGCTTAACAGATAATGAATAATAATATCATTAATAATTTGTCTTTAGTCTTGCAAGCATTAAGTTTACAAATATTATTTGAAGATTTTAACAATAGTGATTTAATGCAAGAACTACAAAGGCAGGACAGTGAGTACTTGGAAAAGATAATAAAACAAAATGAGGAAATCATTAATTTACTTAGGAAAGGAGGCGAAGGTAATGGAAAAAGTAATGAGTGAAGTTAAAAAATCAATGAAAGAGATAACGGATACAGGTATAAATGCAAATAATTTAAAAAATTTATCAGAACTTGTAGACATATACAAAGATATAAAGGAGGTGGAGTGTATGCAATATGGAAATTATGGAAATTATGGTAATTATAGTGGACCTGGCTATGATACTTATGGAAGAGACATGTATGGTGAGAGCTATGGCAGAAGAGGATATGATATGAAATATCGTGGAGAAGGTGCCCTAGAAGCTATGCGTGGTAATTACAGAGCTTACTCTGAAGGAAGAGAAGCTTATGGTAGAGGCAACTATGGTGCTAAAGAAGACTCTATGAAGAATCTAAAGTTTATGCTTGAAAATGCTGTAGATTTCTTTAAAATGTTAAAAGCTGATGCTAATTCACAGGAAGAATTGACCTTAATACATGACTATGTAAACAAAATTAATGAGATGTAATGTATAAATTTCATAACAATAATGCTTTAGGGTTATTTGAAAATGACTGCACTGTGAGAGCAATATCGACTGCAACAGGTAATAGTTGGGATGATACATACAAACATCTAAGCAATACAGCTAGACTTCAAGGCACTATGATGGATGATAAAGATTTCATAAGGGATTATTTAGATGCACATTATGATAGACTTTATGACATACCAAAAACTGTTGGAGAGGTTGCAGGTGTCTATCCTAATAATATACTTCTTATAACTATGAATGGACATATAACTTGTTCCATGTATGGTATAATTTATGACAGTTTTGATTGTAGAGAACGTATAGCTGAATATTGTTGGAAAATTAAGTAAAATGTGATACAATAATATTGTATAGAAATATACAATTCAGGAGAAGAAAGTAGAATTTAGCCTCATATCTACTTTCTTTTATTATTATTTACTATTTTTAGTCTTTATGCTATAATACAATTGGATAATAATATTTAAAAAGGGAGGTAATAATATGGCTGTAAAGGGACCAGTAAGCTACAAACCTAAATCAACCAATACTAGGTTTGGTGTATACACACCAACTCCTATTACTACAGCTCATTTTGCAGACGCTCAAAGTCAGGCTAAAGCAAATGCTCAAATTAAGAAAAAATCATCAAAAAATAAATCATCAAAAAAGACTTCTTATAACTACACAGATAATGCTCTTTCAGGTGCTTCTTTAGGAGGAGACTATGCATCAGGAGGAGGTGGAGGCTCTTATGGAGGCTACAGTAGTGGTCCAGATATATCAGCACTACTTGCTGCTTATGATCAACAAGCAGATGCATCAAGAAAGATAGCACAAAGCACTTATGACACTACAAGAAATGACTTATTAACATCATTAAAAAGATTTCAAGATCAAAATGCAAAAGATGTTGCAAATCAAAAACAAAGTTATTTAACGGAACAATCTAGTTTAGATTATGCTAGAGAACAAGCTAATAGACAAAATAGAATATCTGCCTCATCAAGAGGACTTGGTGGTAGTGGTTTACAACAACTTGCACAACTTCAAACACTAATGGGGCAAAGTGAAGATATAAGCCAAGCTGCTGCTTCAAATCAGAAAGCTATGGATACTCTAAGACAAGCATTACAACAAAAAGAAGAAGACACAAACTCTAATCTATCAAAAGCACAAAACACACTAAATGATGCCCTAATGAAAATTGAGGCTAACCTAGCTCAACAAAAAGCTGAGGCTGCCCTTCAAAGTTATGGTGGTGGATCTGGTGGATCTGGTGGATCTGGTGGATCTGGTGGTTATGATGATGGATTTGATGCTGTAATGGCAGCTGCTCTTGATGAGTTTAACTCAGAAATGAAGGGCTATGCTGGAAAAACAGATGCACAAGTTAAAAAAGCCATTAAGAACAAATACGGTGTAAAGGCTAAAACAATGGGTGATGTAAGAACCATTTTAGGTAACGCAGCAGCTCAATTGGTATCAAATAATGTATATAGTGGTATGAGCAATGCAGCATATCAAAATGCAGCTGCAAGAGCACAAGCAATGGCAAATAGCCTTAAAGGACAAGGCAAAAAGAAGAAGAAAAAGAAATAAGGAGGTATGGCTAATGACAACAATGCGTAGGCGTTCCTCAAAAAGAGGCATAAATCGTGGCACTCAAAGTACTTCAACAAAGAGAGGTATAAATCGTGGCACTCAAAGTACATCCGAAAATACCTCTTCTTTTGATATACAAAAACAATTATCTAATTATAAAACAAGACTTGGAGACGCGTCAGAAGAAGCTACAGATACTCGAAATCCTATAGAAAAAGCACTTAATTTAAAAAAAGACCAAAATGTTTTATTTGATATTTTTGAATTGTTGGGAAGACCTCAACAGGCTCTTTTTGGTGCAATAGATGCAGGGCAAAAAGGCAAAGATATAGGAAAAGGTGCTCTGAAAGGATTAACAGGAGAAAAGGAAACATCAGGTAAACAGCTGCTTAAAAATGCAGGAATGAAAGACAGAAAAGGTAAACTTGATGTATCTGATGTATTAGGATTTGGTTTGGATGTTTTTGCTGATCCAATGGATGTCCCTTTAATACCTGTAAAAGGGGTTACTACAGCAGGAAAAATACTTGGTAAAGCAGATAATGTAGCAGATGCTGCTCGAGCTGCTGGAAAGGCTGCAGATGTTGCTGATGCTGCAAGAACAGCTACTAAGTTCATATCACCTAGTGAGGGTGTGCTTAGACTTGCAGGTAAAGGAGTAAAAGGAGCTGCTAAATTAACAGATAAAGGGGTAGAAAAAGTACTTGGTAGAATAGATGCTAAACAACTTAGAAATGCTGAAAAAGTTGCATCTGAGACAGGACAAACTACTGCTGACATACTAAAGCAAGTTGGTGGGAAATCAGATTTATTAGGTGACTATAGGGCTCTTAAAAAAGGTATATCTAATACTTTAGATAGTTCTAAAATGGTAGGAGGTCTTGTTGGAGAAACAAGAAGGTCTGCAAATAGAGCTGACTTAGCAGATGCTATCGCAAGTGCAAAAGTTAAAGACTTAAGAGCAGGTACTAGAAAAGCTGCTGAAGATATTGCACAAAAAACAGGTCGAAATGCTGATGAAGTAATGAATGAGCTATCACGTAACTTAACTAGATACATAGAGTTTGAGCAAGATACTTCTATAGATGGTGCTAAATTCTTAAACAATTTATCTAGCAAATCTAATAAATTTGAAGGTACTAAAGAGAGTGTAAAAGCAATAGAAGATGCTTTAAATACATATAACAAAGGTCTTTTAGACAGTTCAAAGATAAAATTTAATGTTGGTAAAGATGGTAAATCATTAAAAATAAATACAAAAAATATGCAAATGCTTAAAAATAACCCTGACATGCAAAAAGTATTTAGTAATTTAAACTTAAGAAAAGATTTAGGTTATTCTGAAAAACAATTAAGTGAGCTCGGAGAACTTGGTAAGCAATTTGGTAAAGGTGGAGAACTTGAAAATCTTTATCAGACTAATAAAAAAGCTTATAATGATATATCAGACATATATAAACAATACACAGGTGTTGATTTTTCAGATATAACATCAAGAGAAGGTTACTTGAAAAGAGCTCGTGGAGAGCTTATAGAAGATGGTGAAAACTTAGGACCAGGTTTTGCTAGAGGTTCAGTTAATACTAAATCTTTTAGTGCAAGAAAACACACAGCTCCAGCAGAAGTTGAGAATATAAGAAGACAAGAAAAGATTGCATCAGACATAGAAAAAACAAATAAAAACATTGAATCAGCAACAAGACAATTATCTAATAATAAAATAGCCATGTTAGAAGCTCAAAAAGAAGCTGTAGAAATAAAAAAAGCAGATAAACTTAAAAGATATGAAGCCAATCTTGCTAAGGTTGGAGAAAGACAAGGCAAACTCAGAGAGGGATTAGATAAAGTAGCAAGAATGAGAGATGAAGTTGCAACTAAACTTGATGATAAGACTATAAAAAATATTTCAAAAGTAAAAGATAAGTCTATTGCAACATCAATTTCACAAGCATCTACAGACCTAAATAATGCTACAAAAGAGTATAATGCATTAGTTAAAAGGCTCTCTGATACTGATTTAGCTGAGAAAGAACTTGGAAAATTAAATAAACAAGTTGAAAAACTTTCAAGTAAAATGGAAAGTGCACAATTAAGATTAAATGCAAAAATAGATGCTGTAAATAATTTTACAAAAAATAGAACAGACATGGTATTAAAAAATGCACATAGTGCTATGACTAAGAGTGAAAATATTGCTAATAGAGAAGCAAGATTAACTTCTCAGTTAGGTGAGACTTTAGAAAAAACTAGAGTTTTAACACAATCACAAGCAGATACCATAGAACATTTTGATAAAGTAATAAATACTTTAGACACGCAAATAAAAGGAATAAACCCTGAAAATGATAAAAAGATATTAGAAAAGATTAAAAGACTTGAAAATAAGAAAGTAATATTAGCAAGCCAAGAAGGAAAAGATTTATTCAATTTAGACTACTATGCTGGACTAGATACTTTCTTAAATCAAACTAAAGAGACAGCTAAAGGAGTATCTATTTATAGAGATGCTTTAGCAACAAGTGCTTTAAATAATAAAGACTATATAAAATTTGCTGAAGACCTAGTTGATGGTGAAGTTCCTAAAGGTTTTACTAAAGTGAAAGGTGATGTTTTATCAAATCAGTTTGATAACATAAAAAACTTTCTTCCTGATGATTCTGATGCTTTAAAAACATTGGCAGAAGACTTTAAAGGAAAAACATTATACCTAGATAAAGACTTTGCTCGTTTAATGAATGTTACAAAAAATTCAAGAGAACAAGCCAATGCTTTAGTAAAAGTTATTGATAGTTTTAATAATACTTTTAAAAAATATAAAATAATGACACCTGGTTTCCAAGTAAGAAATATAGCAGGAAATGCTACTAATATGGTATTAAGTGGTATGCCTGCAGGACAAATACCTGCATATTATGGAAAAGCAGGGTCAGTACTAAATAGTGCAGATGATTTATTAGAAAAAGTTTCAAAAGGAGTTACGCTTACTGGTAAAGATGCTGATAACTGGAAACTATTGCAGCAATTTTATGAGGGTGGTTTTAAAGACGCAGGAACAAAGCTGCAAGATTTAGAACAACTTAGATCTAAGGTTGCTGGTAAAAAAGGACCTCTAAATTGGTTAACTAAACAAAATGCTAAACTTAATGAATCTATGGATGGTTTAAACCGTATGGCACTTCTAATGTATGCTAATGAGCATCCTAGATATGTTCAAAAACTTGGAAAATCAAATGCTATTGAAGCTGTAAAATATGCTTTAATGGACCCTAGTAATATGAGTGACTTTGAGAAGTCAACTATGAAGAAAATTATACCTTTCTATACTTTTACAAAACAAAATCTTCTATATCAAGCAAGCAATATGATGAAGAATACTCCTAAATATAATAGATTAATGAAAGCAATTAATGCTACTTATGATAATTTAGATGAAAATTCATACTTTCAATATCAAAAAGAAGGTATGCAAATTCCAATACCATTTGCTAAAGATGACAAAGGTAATCAATTATTTCTAAAAGCTAATCTTCCACTTGCTGATTTAGGGGAATTTATGAGTGATCCTATGAGAAAAGCTGTATCATCGACAAGTCCACTTATAAAAACACCTTATGAAATGGTAACAGGAAAAGATACATTTACAGGTAAGGACAGCTACTATAATACAATAAATGACTTAGTACAAAATACTACAGGTAAGCCATTATCACCAGGAAGCAAAAATTTGGCAGGAAAAGCTGAACAAATACTTTCGGGCTTAGGTATAGATACAATAACTACAAACATGGTTAAAAAAGTAAATGCTGCCTTAAAGAAACATAATGGTGATATGGATAATCAAGCTATGTGGGCTGAAATATTTAGGTCAATTCTTCAGAATACTAATCAAGAAAAAGTTGAGCAATCAAAAGCATATGATGACTTAGAAAGATACCAAAGCTACATTAAAAGCCTTAAAAATCAAGGTATTGAGGTCCCAACAATAAGGGAACTAAATAATCAAAGTAAAAGAACACTTCGAAATGCTAAAAATAGAAGAGCTAAAAGAAATAGATACTAAAAGAGAACTATAATAAGTTCTCTCTTTTTAATTCTTCTTTAACTTTATTTAGGTTATCCGACCAAAATGCAAGCCCATCTTTTTTATTTATAGCATCTATAAAAGCTAATTGATGAGGTTTGGGTTTTTCTCCAGGTTTTTTAACTTCTATAGCCACAAACTTTCCTTTTATACAAGCTATTATATCAGGAACACCAGCTTGCCCATAAATACCTATTTGGTTTTGTTTTATTGGAAGACCTCCAATAGACTTAATATAGCTCATAATTGAATCTTGTACTTTTTGTTCCTCTTTTTGTTTCATTTAGTCATCTTCCCTCATAACTAATTCCTCAGGAACTTTATGAATACGTGCATCACTTTTGTGAGCTTGTTTTGTTTCATAGCTATATTCATAAAAAGGATTGTGATATAACATTTTTCTTGGATAATAAAATTTACACCCCTTACATTGTTTTTTAATTAATGCATGACATGTACCATCTTTTCTATCTGCAAAACATTTTTCTTTTATTGACATTGTTTCACCTTTCTTAACTTATTTATTCTCCACTTCCTATTGTTCCAAAACTTTTGCTTATTTTTCTGTGGCTTTTCTATTTCTATATTTTTATCTAGTATTACAATAT